ATACTATACGATTCAATCTACCTATTATCAGAAGAGATAAAAGAAATCCGTGAAGAAGTAGATTATTTGTTAGAAGTTTTAGACAATGATTAAACTTGACGGGTATGAACTGCCTGCTCATATATCTTATTCAGCCTTCACAACTTATCTGACTTGTGGTTATCAGTATTACTTAGGAAGATTACTGAAGTTAGAAGAAGAACCCTCAGTGTGGTCTGCTGGTGGCAGAGCCTTTCACCACGCAGCAGAATTGTGGGATATAGAAAATGGGTAATGCTTACTGGGATATTGCTTGGTTAAAAGAAACAAAAGATTTAGATTTAAGTAAAGCACGCATTGCAGGTCGTGCAACTAAAGCAAATCCAGATAGAGAAGATGCTGTCTGGTGGGACGAACAGGGTTCTAAGTGGGTAGACAACTACATCACTTGGCGCAAAAATAATAAAGACTGGAAAATCTGGACCACCCCTCAAGGTGTTCGGGCTATTGAGTTGGAGTTAAATCCCATCATCGCTGATGTTCCAGTGAAGATGTTTATTGATAGGATATTTGAAGTTAACGGACAACTTGTGATTGTCGACTTGAAAACATCCTCTCGCAGACCAGCATCTGATTTACAGTTAGGCTTTTATAAAGTCGGTGTAGAAAAGATGCTTGGCGTGGAAGTCAATCTGGGTAATTACTGGATGTCTCGTGAGTCAGGGACAGGGGAAATGATTGACCTTAGTAGATATACACTAGACACATTAGAATATTTTGTGTCAGGCTTTGATAAGGCTCGCAAGGCTGGTATATTTCTACCGAACCTACAATCGTGCAGTTACTGTGGACTTACAGAACACTGCCAATTCACGAAGGATAAATAAATGGCAAACGAAGACTGGAAGTTACAAGTCTCTTATAAAACTCCAACTGGAGACTTGATTAATATACGTGCAAATACATCTGAGGAACTATCAGTGCTACTTGAAGGTGTGAGTGATTACTCTACACAGATTGCAGCAACTGGAAAGTTAATTCAAGGTGCTTACACTGTCGCCCCTTTGGGGACCACTGGTTCAACAGCAGGCACAGTGCAAACTCCTACCTCAACAACCGCCCCGCAATCGGCTCCATCCGCTACGGCAGGTCTATCAACTCCGACTTGTATACACGGAGCGAGAATCCATCGCAGTGGAGTAAGCAAGACAACGGGGAAACCTTACGCATTCTGGGCTTGTCCAACCCCACAGGGGACACCAGACCAATGCAAACCAGCAAACTAGTTCAACCAGAACTAGAATAAGAATTGGTGGAGGGGTAGTAGCAAGGGGAAGATATTGCCCCTCTTCCAACTTAAGACAGGGAAAATATGATTGATATACTTTGGCAGTTAGAAATGTATTTACTAGATTTAGAAATGTATAAGTTTATTTTAGAATGTTTTATTAACTTTGGACTAGGTAATTGAGAACACTTGTCCGAAGTGTTGGCAGAAAAGATATTGGTGGTGAACCATTACCTTCTGTATTTAAAACATTTGAGAGTAATAAGATTATATTTCGCAGAGCAGAAGTATCTATGCTTGCGGGAACTCCAGGTGTAGGTAAGTCAACTCTTGCTTTAGCCTTGGCATTAAATATGAAAGTGCCTAGCCTATATATATCTGCTGACACCAATGCTCACACTATGGCTATGCGACTAGCCTCTATGATTTCAGGTAAGAATCAAACTGATGTAGAAGAGTTAATGAATACTGATTATGGTTGGACTAAGGCTGTATTAGCCAAGGGTGCCCATATAGTTTGGTCATTTGAATCTAGTCCTACACTGCAAGATATAGATGAAGAAGTCCAAGCATTTGAGGAACTATGGGGTTGCCCACCTGTAGCAATCTTTGTTGATAACCTTATGGATATTGCAACTGACGGAGGCGAAGAGTTCGCATCTATGAGGGCTATTATGAAGGAGTTAAAATACCTTGCTCGTGCTACTAACGCTGCTATCATTATTTTGCACCATACTTCTGAGGCTGTACTTGGTACTCCTTGTCAGCCTCGCTCGGCTCTTCAGGGTAAAGTCGCCCAACTTCCCGCGCTTATTTGTACTCTTGGAGTCGTTGGCACTTCTATGGCTGTTGCTCCAGTAAAGAATAGATATGGTCGTGCTGACGCTAACGCTAATCTAAATTGCTGGTTATCATTTAATCCTGAGTTTATGTTTATGTCAGATATACCAGAGAATGGTGGCTAGTGATAGTAAAACTAAGCCAAGAAGAGGTGCGAATATGCACAATGCTTGCGACGGAGAGATGGCTTGCTAAGTTTGGGTCTACAGATAAGCCTAACTATGCTCAAGGTAAAGTTGATGGGAAACTAGAACACGAATTGCTTTCAAATGTAAGGGCAAATGTGTGTGAGTGGGCGGTAGCCAAACAGTATAACCAGTCTTGGAATGTCCCTTGGTATCCAAATAGTCTGCACCCTCAGCGTAAATCATTGGCTGATGTAGGGGCTAACTATGAGGTTAGGTCTGTAAGAACTCAGACATCTATACCATTTTGGAAAAAAGATATTAACAACTATATATTCGGAGCCAAGGTATTGGACACTGATTATTACTCCGAAGTTGAGGTATATGGACACATCGTGCCTACCAACTATATGACTGATGAGTGGTATGATTCATACATTGAGGGCTGGCGAGTGCCAGTTGAACAGTTTAAGGAGTAAATATGATTAGAGAAGAAGAAGATGATATGACGCAAGAAGTTCGTCAACTAGTTATGTTTGAATCTAAAATGGAAATTGATAAATGTATTGCAAAGATTGAGGCAGCACGTGTGCCAGTAACAGATGACTGGACTGATGGTGTTAACAGTGGTCTTGAGTGGGCTGTTCGCATTCTTAAGAAAGATAAGAGTGCATACTAGTGCCATCTCAATCCCGTAAACATAGGGGATACCGTAGTCAAAAAGTAGTTGCTGAATACTTAGCACTCAATGGATTTCCATATGCAGAATCCACTGGTGCAGGTCGTAGTGGTACAGATATTACTGGTTGTGTTGGTATAGATTGGGAAGTGAAAGCACGAACTGGATTCAATCCATCTAGTGCCATTAAACAACTAAAAGAACGTGCTAAGGCTGGCGTACTTGGCTTAGTTTGTTTAAGACTTAATGGTCAAGGTGAAGAAAGAATTAAAGATTGGGTTGTAGTGTTAAGACTAGAAGATGTAGTCAATCTCCTAAGAGAGGCAGGATATGGTGAGAAGAAATGACAATGACTTACCAAGCATTAGAGAAATCCTTTTGCACTACGGAGCAAGTTTACGACAAACTCACGGGCAAGTTAATCTCAAGTGCCCTTTCCACTCCGATACACACCAATCAGGAACTGCGAATCTTGACAATAATATATTCTTCTGTTTCGCCTGCGGAGTGCAAGGTAACAGTTTACAAATCATAAGCCTACAAGAAGGGGTAACCATACGTGAAGCAGAGCGCATCGCAGAAGGAATTACTGGACAGAGCAACAGCACGGTACGCGGAAAGCATTTATCAGGCGGAAGATTACCTAAGAAGCAGAGGTATTCCGTTGGAAGTGGCACGTCTGGCGCAATTAGGCGTAGTCGTGGAGCCTGAAGTAGGACACGAAGCATTTCACGGAAGATTATCTATACCTTACATTACTAAAACTGGGGCAGTTGATTTAAGATTTAGAAGTTTAAACCCTGCAGTTGAACCAAAGTATATGGGTATGACTGGTGCTGACACCAAGATGTATAACGTATTAGATATAGATAAAGCAAACGATTTTATAGGAGTGTGTGAAGGTGAACTTGATACTATTACTCTTTCTGCTTGCGTTGGTATCCCTTGCGTCGGTGTTCCTGGGGCTAATAGTTGGAAGAAACATTACACAAGGTTACTCGCGGACTTTGAAAGAGTATTTGTCTTTGCCGACGGCGACCAACCAGGCACAGAGTTCGCACGCTCATTGGCTAGGGAACTCCCCGTTACTATTGTGCAATTGCCAGAAGGTGAAGATGTCAACTCAGCCTACGTCAAATTTGGAGCAGGATATATAAGGGAGAAGGCTGGGCTTGAGTGATAGAGCCAATTGACCCAGACTATCTAAAGTGCCACGAGTGTGGGCAAGACTTTGATAACTCATTTGATTTAATAGACCATACCTTAGAAGATGAAGATGACTTTGACCCTTATCTAATTCTTCCTAATGGCTATAGATTAATGCTTGGTTCTCTGTTGAGATTCCTTTATGATAATTCGGACAACACGGAACAAATAAGACATATAGCACAATCTACCTATGTTACACTTTTCGCGGCAGAGAATGGGTATGACTTAATTGACACATTGATTGAGGATATGATAGTCAAATCTTCTTTGCAAAATTTTGACGAATCGCTTCAGCAATTACTAACTGAAAGCGACAAAGAGAATGGGGAATGAGGAAGTATGGCAGATTATAACCCACTTGGAAATGCAAGGTTTCCATATAACATCAACCAAGATACAGGACAAACAATTGATAATACAAATAACAGTGCCCCTGCTCTCGACCCCAAGTTTGCAATAGCGGTTAGTGAAACATTTGATGAACTCAAAGTATTACTCATCAAGAAGCACCTTGATTACGGCCCGAAGAATATCTCCGACTCACCAGGTGGACCTCTCAATGGACTGCGAGTTCGTATGCACGACAAACTTGCTCGTATTAACAATCTTGTTGACAAAGGTTCAACACCACAATACGAATCGCTTGAAGACTCATTTAAAGATATGGCGAACTACTCAATCATAGCCTTACTTGTATTAAGAAATGAGTGGGATAAAGAGTGAAGGAACAAGAGTTATTCGATTGGTTGAAGGCTGGACATTATTCTGATTTAGAAAAGTCTTCCAATGAATATGATGGATTTGATTGCACAAGCGACCATTACAAAATGTTTATTGAACTTAAGTCCAGACTCACCCACTACGATACTCTCTTGTTAGAAAGAAAGAAGTTTGATTTTTTAGTTGAGACTGCACAAACTTTAGACTACCAACCTTGGTATATAAATTCTACGCCTAACGGCGTGTGGGCTTTTGCACTCAACTCAGTAGTTAAAGATTTAGAATGGGTTGACAAGTGGCTACCAACTACCACTGAATTTCAAAACAAATCAAAGATAACTAAATTAGTTACATTTCTTCCACTAGAATTAGGTATAAAACTAACGTGATTCAATGGGATAGAATACAGAAGTGGGACTACATTGTAGATTCCGTTGCCTCTGAATATCAACTTAAGTTTAAGATTGATATACAAGATATAAAACAAAATCTATATCAGTGGTTTGTTGAGCACCCAAATAAACTAGATACTTGGGAAGCAATAGGTGAGAAGGACGCAAAGAATTTAATTTATCGCTCACTTCGCAATCAAGCATTAGATTATTGTCAGGCTTGGAAAGCAAAGACAGGTGGATATGAAACCTCTGACTTATTCTTTTACCAAGCAGATATGATTGAGGCTTTGTTGCCCTCTGTTTTAAGAGGTGAGATAAATCTTGCACACAAATTAAATCTCGGTGGCACTGCTCGCCCTTCTGCACCATCTGAAGGTGGAAACTTAATGGCTATGATGATTGAGATTGACGCTGGTTTCTGGAAGTTAGGCAAGGAAGATAGGAAGTTATTGTTCCTACGCTATGCAGAAAGTATGGACTTCCAAGCAATTGCAGATGAGATGAACTTACCTAGTGAAGACACTGCTCGTATGAGAAACAAGCGTGCAATTAAGAAACTAATTAATAAAGTTGGTGGGTTTAAACCATATCGTGATGACGACTTACCTGAAAACTCTGAGGCTCAACCGCCTGTAGAATAATCTTCTCGTCCCATAACTCTTCTTGTTCTGCTGGGTCTACCCACATACTCTCACCATAGTCAGCCCAAAACTTGGCCAACATTTCTTCTTGTTCATCTTGCTCAGTAATATCAATCATTGTCTCCCCACATTCTATCTGGTTCATCTGAACCCTCTGAACACTCTTCACAATAACCCCTGTCTATTCCGTGTTCACAATCATCTGACTCTATACCTAATGCTATGTCATCTTCTAGTCTTGGTTCACTCATTTTATTATCCTCCTGTAGAATAAAATCCACCAGTTTTAAATATCGTTGGCGTAGCAGACCACAAGCGGGTCATACTTATATCGCAACATACTGGTATTGTTTCGTCGTCGTGCGCTTTATTTAACTCTTGCTGTCCTCCACACACATTACATTTGTATTCATAAGTTGGCATTACTCACACCCATCTATCTCCGTTGGCGCGGTAGCAATAGCCCCGCATTCATCACATACTTGGTCTAACAAATACATTCCAACCTGTCTTGTCTCAGTATCCCACATTACCTTTAAGTTCCACATCTTTGAACCGCATATACATACAAATATAGGTTCACCTCTTAAGTCAAACACTAATACCAGTTGTGTCTGGTGTGCCACCTGTAGGCCGAACACGGGGTTTTATACCTATGCTGGATATATTTATAAGTGTGAAGTATCTGAACCATAGGCTCTTTGCTCTTTTCATTAAGCCTTTGTCCAATTCCGAATGCACTTGAACCAGATTTGTTCTTTGCCAAATGGTCGTATCTTGCCTCTTTAGTAAAGATTTTATCAAGACAACTCCACTCCTTATCCTTCCAACCATATCCAACCCAAGCAATCTTTTTAGCCAACGCCTTGTTGGCTTTCTTCTGTTCCATTGTAGCCTTTTGCCCTGACAAAGTGGGGGATTTAAAGGGCACATCTATCTTATTAACTGAGAATAAAGTTAGGGTGATAACCAATAGGCCAATGGCTACCACCCGTTTTCGTATTAACTTACCTTTTTTCTTGACCTTAACCTGCGTCTGTCTAACTCTGTTAGTCCGCCCCATACGCCAAACCTTTCGTTGTTCTGTATTGAATACTCAAGACACTCTGCCCTGACAACACAGGCTTTACATATTTGTTTAACGTGGGCTGTCTTATCCCCCTTATCGGGAAAGAATATCTCAGGGTCTACCTCAGCACACAACGCCTTTCTAGTCCACTCAGGTGGCATTAGCACCTCAGCAATTATACTCATCTAGTCCTCCAACTTCTCCAATAGGTAAGCCATTTCTTATGATATCTGAGCACAAGCAATAGGAGGAAGAATAAAGTTATGCTCATTTAAGTTCTTGTATCTGGACTACATCACCTCTGTCTACATCTTTCCATTTGTAGTTTACATAATCTTGGTTCTCAAATAACCACTCATCTTTGGCTTGCATTGTCCAACTATCCCAATTTTCTGGCATACCAACGCCCTCTGGAAGGAATACTCTAACGCACTCCGTCCCTTTGGTTTCATAGACAACATCAAAAGCGTTTCTTAAAACAATTACATTGTTCACTATGCGCTCTCCATTTCTTTTTCTAAGTGCATATCCATATTGCAATCGTCGCATAATGGTTTCTGATTATAGTAGTTATACCATTCAGGATTACGGACTTCCCACCCACAGTATTGGCATATCTCTTTCATTACTTCGCCTCCTCTACTGTGTGCCATACAAACCCCTCTTGATACCTAGTAATCTGTCCCAAAATATCAAACCATTGGCTATCAACCTCTGCGGTTATTGTGTATTTAACCATTAACCTTTCCTCCCGTCAATTCAACTAATCTTTCTGCTAAAGATACAATCTCGTCAATAGATTGCATACTCTCGCTTTCTGCCTTTGCGTCGGTCTCTCCGTCTTTAATACATTCTGAACAGACATACCAGCCTCCGTCTAGCCATTTAAAATCGGCTACACCTTCACAATATACGCACTCAAACATTATTTCACCACCTCAAAAGTAAGTTCATCAAGCCAGTGCGCCAGGGACATACCTTCGTGAGCGTCTTCGTCCCAATTAACTGCCCACTCTGGGGCAATATGAGAGTTTAACAACTCGCTTTCTTTATTTTTCCAATAGATTTCATACCCATTAAACTCGTCCCAAAATAACAAGACGCTGTATTCTTCATCTTGATATTTGAAATAAATATATCTTTTCCACGATAGAGTTTCCTCCCGTGTTGAAGATACGATTATGTCCTGTATTGCATTCATTTTTGTTTCTCCTGTCTTCATTGGTTTAATTTATTCTTTCTGTTTCTGACTTTGCCATATTATCCCAATCAATAGAGACAACATACCAACTTTCTTCGTCTTCCTTTGCAAGTTCCCACGCCTGATTAGGGTCGTCGGCACTATTTCTTTGCTTTAATTTAACCCTTGCGGTTATTGTGTGTTCCCATTGTGGCGTATCTTCATCTAACATTTATGCCTCCTTCGGGCAATCGTCATACGGATTTTCTTTACCTTCGTTATCTTCACACCAACACCAACCAAACCCTGACACCTGTGTAGCGTGGGTCAGTTGCGCTAACTCTCCCCAACTTATGGACATCTCACTCATTAGTTAAAACTCCCTTCTAATTCTAATTGGTATTCCATTGGTTCGCCTAGCGGTAGCCCACAATCTTGGCTTAATTTTTGTAAAGCATATCGCTTGGCTTGTTCCTCATCATCAGCATATATAACTGTGGTGATATTGAACAAATCATAAACTAGAGTGATGGTGTAATCGTTCATTTATCACACCCACAAATCTTTATATCTTGTAAGCAATCTCCGCACATTGTCATTATAAAC